CAGTTATAGATTTTAAAACATCTAAAGGTGAGAAAAAAGAAGATTGGATAGAAAATTATTTTATTCAAGGAAGTGCTTATGCAGAAATGTATGAAGAACACTTTGGCAGACCCATTGAACAAGTTGTAATTCTAATCGTAACAGAAGAAGGAACTACACAAATATTTAAAAAGAATAAGAAAGATTATTTACCAAAACTAAAAGACGCTATAGAAAAATTTTACGAGTGGGTAGAAACAAATGAAAAAGATACTTAAAAAATTATGGATATTATGGATGTTTGTAGTAATTATGTCATTTTTCACAATGAACGAAGCGAAGGCACAACATGAAGTTGATGATTTGCCATTACATAAGACACCAGGTATGGTAACAAAACGAGTACCTGTATATTGTGGACCAACAGAATTTATGTTAGACTTAGCAGGTAAAAAGTTTAATCAACAACCATTGGTTGCTGGAACAGTAATTGTTCCTGCTACTGGCCAAAAAATAGCAATTCTTACTGTTTTTGTTAATCCAGATAAAGTTACTGATATGTCAGTATTGATGACAATGCTAGATACTAATGAAACTTGTGTATTAGGATATGGTAAAGATTTAAAATTTTACGAAGGTGAACCAATTTAAATTATAGATGAATATACAAACAATAAAATTGAATACATCAATTAAACAAGCAATCATGGCTGATGATATGCCATGGTTTATTGGTGATGGTAAGACAACAGATTATTATAATGGTGATGATAACACGGAAGATTTTCCACAGTTAACACATTTAGTATATGATAAAGGTGAAGAAAAATCTAAATTAGCAGGTCAGATAATGAGAGACTTACAAAGTGAATTGGATATTGAAGAATTTATAAGAATTAAATTGAATTTATTATTAAGAAGTAATCAAACGCCTGGTAAATGGCACACCCCTCATGTTGATTGGGACCTACCACATAAAGTTTGTGTATTGTATGTAAATCAATCTGATGGTGACACCGTTTTATTTAATGAACAATATGAACGAGGCGTTGATAAAACAGAATTTTCTGTGCAACACAAAATAATTCCAGAGGAAGACAAAGCATTACTGTTTGATGGCAAACAATACCATGCTAGTTGTAGTCCAATAAAGAATAATAAAAGAGTAGTGTTGAATGTAGATTATAAGGATTCACGGTGAAGGTAATGAAAGTAAATAGACTGGACGAGGGGGCAGTACCCTCCACCTCCACCATCCCTATTAAGTTTGGGGGTGAAATAGGATTGACAGATATAAGAAATCGTGCTGGAGTGAGTAGGTGTGGTTACCTTAAATGACCGAAAACATAAACGCAGATTCTTACGAATATGCTTTAGCGGCTTAAAAACCGTTTAGGGTTTGCCGGTACCTCGTAACAGAAACCGGCATAACAAAAGGAGTAGATTATGACACCACAAAGTGAAAAGTTTTATGAATTGTTAGACAAGATGAAGGAAATACATGACATTAAACGCCATGACTATGCTTCTCCTGAAGATGTATTCAAAAATTTTAGAACAAGTGAACTAGCAGGCATACCTGCCTGGAAAGGTGTGGCAATGAGAATAGGTGATAAGTTTAGCCGTCTCATGTCATTTTGTAAACAAGGTGAATTAAAAGTTGTAGATGAAAGTATAGGTGATACTTTAATTGATATGGCTAACTATGCCATCATATGTCATATTTTGTTTTATGAAAAAAGACAAAAAGAAATGAATGCACATGCTGATGGATTAACAGAAAAGTTATTAGAGGGTAAAAATGACACCTAAACAATTTGCTCTAGTTATAGAGAAGATAGCAAGTACAAAGAAAATAAGTCACATGGATGCAGTATTAGATTATTGTCAAGGTAAACAAATTGAACCTGACCAAGTGACACATTTAATTAACAGAAACTTGAAAGAAAAGATTAAGTCCAATGCACAGGAATTAAATTTTCTTCCAAAAACGGCAACATTGCCAGTATAGGAGATATTATGGAACCAGTAACAATAATTTATATTATTTTTGGTACCCTATGGATTGTAGGCGTATTAAGTAACTAAATGAAAGAAGGATATGAGGCATATAAAAAATACCTTGCTCTTAAATTACATTTTTCAAAAGATGAATATGATTATTTTAAGTATGGTGGTGAGGTTAAAGCGAAATATGAGACCTTCATACAACGAAACGATAGATACTTTTTTATTAAGGCAGCCAGAAAGTATGGTAGTGAACTTACAGATTTCCTTGTCAGTAATTATATCAACAATAAAGAACCATATATAAAAAATTTTAATGAAGATAATTATTATAAATGGCGTAAAAAAATTGATGGGTTAACATATTATTTTAAACAAGATATGGAAAAACTATTAAAGAAAACTGATGGAGATTTTGATAAGTTGTTTAAGTGTCATAGAAGACAACACCCACCTATACTAAAGATGTATATGGCAAAAAAGATAACACTAGAAACAATGTGTATATTAGAAACTATATTGAATTATATAAAGTCATTAGATAAGAATATAGATGAAACATACATATGGCCAACAGTTAAACAAAAAATATTAAAATATAGACCTTTTATTAAATTTGATATGGTAAGAATGAAACTTGAATTGAGAAAAATACTTACATGAAATATATAGCTATTGGTAATGGTACTAGTAGATTAGATTATGATATGAATAAACTAGAAGGTATTAAATATGGTTGTAATGCAATTTATAGAGATTATATGACAGATTATCTTATTTGTAAAGATAAAAATATATGTGATGAAATATTAGGTTCAGGTTGTTGGAAAGATAGACAAGTTATAATGCAGACCAGATGGCGTAATGATAGCGAAATGCAAGAAGTATATAAAAAAATTATATGGTGGAAAGATATAATTGGCACTAATGATTATACGGATTGTGGAAGTGTTGCATTAAAGATTGCTGCTAAACATGCTTCACAATCTGGCGACAATCAAGTATATATGTATGGTATGGACTTTGATGATCCTAATAGTAAAACAATCAATAATGTTTATCACGACACACCTAATTATAGTGGTAGATTAAACCAAAGAAGAGGTGTAACAAAAGAATTTTTAAATACCATAGATGAATATCCTGATGTAAAATTTATTCATATGAATAGTAAATTGCCAGAATTATTGGCTGTGAAAGAGAATGTAACATGGAACACAATTTAGAAGTATCAATATCCAATAAACACCTTATTTCATTTCTTGCTTGTCCTGTATTATCATGTGGCACAGATTTTAGATTAACACCTGAAGAAAAAGATATATTAATGGGTAGTGGTCTTAAAAAAGTAGAAGACAATGCTAAACAACGAGCAGAGGGTGTCAAAGTATCAGAAGACCATGAAGTATTAGGAAGAGTTGGATTAGAGAGAGTAAAACATTTCATGGTAACTTTTACAAAACAATTTGTAAAAGACGAATTAAAAATATTAGATGAATTTTATTTAACACAAAGTTGGTGGACAGAAAATGAAAAGGGTAGTAAACATCACGGACATACACACCCTAATACATTATTGAGTATGGTATATTATGTACAAGCAGAAAGTGGTGACTTGATTGTTAGCACAGATAAAAACAATTTATTTCCTAACTTTGATTTTACTTATAATATATCTGAATGGAATATATATAATGCCAAATCTTGGACTATACCTGTACGAACAGGTGATATAGTAATATTTCCAGGTTGGGTAAATCACACAACTACACCTAATGAACATGAAACACCAAGAGTTGTTTTAGGTGCAAATTTCTTTGCGAGAGGCAAATTTGGAAAATATGAAAACACAAATTTAATTGAGGTGAAATGATGATGAAGTTAAATGATAAAATAAAAGAATTAAATTCTAGTAGAGTATTTAAAAAAATTACACCAAAATATGATTTATCTTGGTATGTTAAATGGGTTTCTTCTGTTATTATAATGATAGGTATGATATTGACAGCGGCTAATGTTAATCCATATAATATGATATTTCATTTTTTTGGAGTGTCAGGTTGGTTGGTTGTTGGTATGTTATGGCACGATAGAGCATTAATATTTTTAAATG